CGCGCTCTACCTCGCTGGAGCCTCCGGGTCGGACCTCGAATCGTCGACGAGCATCCTCGTCTCGACGATGTCGCAGTTCGGGCTTGCAGCGTCGGAGGCGGGTCGGATCTCCGACGTGTTCTCGACGGCGATGAACGTCTCGACCCTCGACATGGGCTCGTTGACGGAGGCGATGAAATACGCGGGGACCGTCGGACGAGCGTTCGGGTACTCGCTCGAACAGACGACGGCGGCGGTCGCGCTGTTCAAAGACCTGGGGCTCGAAGGCTCGAAGGCTGGCACGGCGTTCCGGAACGCGCTCTCGCAGGCCACGAGCGTGTCGAAGAAGGGGGAGGAGGCGCTCGCTCGCTACGGGCTCACTGTCGCGGACATAAACCCCGAACAACAGTCGTTCTCCGAACTGATGACCCGGATCGGGCAGGCGGGGATGACGACGACCGACCTCATCGCGATCTTCGGGACGGAGGCGGCGGGCTCGATCTCGGTCGTCTCACAGGCGTTCGCGGACGGGACGACGAAGTTCGACGAATACGTCTCCGCGTTCGAGGCGAGCGGAGGGAGCACCAAAGCGACCTACGAGGCGATGACCGACACGGTGCAGAACAGGTTCGACGAGGTCTCGTCGGCGGCGGAGGAGTTGCAACTCGTCCTGTTCGACACCTACGGTCCTCCGCTCCGAGACCTGCTCGACGAGGTCTCGCGGTTGATCGCCTACGTCGCGACGTCGTTCACCTCCGCCTCCGGGGAGATCGGCGGAGGGTTCGCGGCACAGATCGAGGCGCTCGTCTCCTACTTGCAGGAGAACCGACAGTCGATCGCGCTCGGATTTCAGTCGTTCGTTCAGTCGACCGTGGCTCTCGGAGCGGCTCTCGTCCGCCTCCTCCCGATCCTCGACGACCTCCTCGTGTTGATGGGGTCCGTGTTCCTGGCGAACCGCGTCCGGCTGTTCGTGAGCGCGGTCGTCTCCGCCGTTGGTGCCGTGACCTCCCTCGCAGGAGCAGGAGCGACGGTCACGACCGTGATCCGGACGCTCTACGCCTCCCTCGTCGCGATGAGCGGCGGGACGCTCGCGCTCGTCGCGGCGGTCGGCACGCTCGTCGTCGCGATCGGATCCTACGTGTTCGCGAGCAACGCAGCGGAGGAGGCGGCGAACCGGCAGAAGGCAGCGGAGGAGGCGCTCGCGAAGGAGGCAGCGGATCGAGCGGCGGTCGAGGCGGCGAACGCGGCGGACCTCGAAGCCACGCAGGCTCGCAGGCTCGGAGCCTACGGGCTCGAACTGCAACAGCGTGGCGAACTGACGAACGCGATCGACGGGCAACTCTCCCGGCTCGCGGCTCTCTCGGAGGCACAGATCGCGGAGGGTCTCGCCTCCGGGACGCTGTTCGAGACGATGGTGAACGGGAACAGGGTCGTCCTCGATCAAACGACCCTGCTCGAACTCGCGACGACGGGGGCCAGCGGGTACGAGGAGGCGCTCCTCGGAATGCAGGACGCGCAACGCGCGAACCAGAAGGAGGCGCTGTTCGTCGGCGCGGAGTTGGACAACCTCTCGTCGAGGATGGAGGACTACAACAAGCACGTCCGTCGGGGAGGGTCGGAGACCGTCGGCTTCAAGGTCTACCTGCAAAAGTACGGGGCAACGGTCGAGGAGGTCGAGGCGAGGATCGCGGATCTCGCGAAACAGCACGAGGCGGCACAGAAGAAGATCGCGACGTTCGCGAACGAGGCTCTCCTCGCGGAGCAGGCTCTACAAAAGCGGACGGTCGCGGGAGACGCATCGGTTCGCGGGGCGAAGAACGAGACCGATGCAACCGGGAAGGCGGCGAAAGCGACCGGGGACTACGCCTCGAAGTTGAAGTCCGCGACGGACGCTCGCCTCGCGCTCTCGCGTCGGATCGCGGACGAGGCGATGAAGGCGAGTGGAGACGAGACGGCGGTTATCCTCGCGGACCTCCGGAAACGCGAGGAGGAGGTCCGTCGCGTCTACGAGGCGGAGATCGCGCTCGTCAAGCGCAAGAAAGCGGAGGTCGTCCGTCTCAACGCGAGCATGGAGGCGGACCTCGCCTCGATCCGCGCGACCGCACAGGCGAAACAGGCGGCGGACACCAAGAAACTCGTCAACGATATCGAGGGCGAGTTCCGGAAACTCCGTCAAACGGACGAGCAGGAGGCGGAGGTCGCAGCGTCGGACCGCGTCGATCTCCTGGCGGAGACGTTCTCGCGCGAGGCGGCGCTCTACGAGGAGGGCTCGGAGGGTCGGCTCGCGGTCAACCGTCGCTACCTCGCGGCGCTCGCGCTGCTCGAAGCGAACGAATCGACGAAGCGTTCGCAGGCTCAACGGGAGGCAGACAAGCGCGCGGAGACCTCCCTCGCGTCGCTCCGGGCGGACAGCGCCACAGCGATCGAGCGGATCGAGGCGGAGAAGGAGAAGGCGATCACGGAGAACGCGCGCGCCTCCTACGCTCTCCGAGAGCAGATCGCAGCGGAGTACGACCGGCGCGTGGCGGAGGAGCGAGCGAGGATCTCCTCCGAGATCCTCATCCTCACCGGACGAGAGACGGAGGAGATCGCGGCGCTCGAAGATGCGGCGGCGGCGACGGGGTCGAAGCGGCGGAGGGAGCGGCTCCGGGCGGAGGCGGAGACGCTCCGCAAAATCGACGCACTCGAACGAGAGCAGGCGGCGAAACTCGTCGAGTACGCGGACGCGACGGAGGAGGAGAAGGCGGGGATCGTCTCCGCCTACGAGCAGAAGATCGGTGAGGTCCGGGAGCAGGCAGCGGACGATGCGCGAGCGCGCGCGAAGGAGACCCTCGCGGAGATCGGTCGAGCGGCGGTCGAGACGGTCTCGACGGTGGCGAGCGCGATCTCCTCCGTGGTCGGCTCCGCCGTGAGCGGGCTCTCGTCCCTGTTCTCGACACTCACGGGAGGGCTCACGCTCTCGCTCACCGACGTCGCCTCCTCGGTCCTCGACGAGATCGACACCGCGCGGGAGGAGTTGGAAACGCAGTTGAAGGAGGGATCGATCACGCCGGAGGAGTACGAGGCGGGTCTCTCCGCGCTCGATCCCGCGCAGGCGGCGCGAGACTTCGTCGAGGGGCTCCTCTCGGAAGCCGCGACGTTTGCCTCGACCCTGGCGGCGGCGGCTCCTGGGTTCATCGACGCGCTCGTCTCCGGTCTCCCGGCGCTCGTCGACGCGCTCGTCACCGCGATCCCGGAGATCATCACGGGTCTCGCGAGCGGGCTCCCGTCGCTCGTCTCGGTCCTCGTCGACGCGGTCCCGACCTTCGTGCAGGCGATCGTGGATGCGATCCCGCTCGTCGTCGACGTTCTCGTCTCTCTCCTCGTCGACGGTCTCCCGGCGCTGCTCGACGGTCTCGGTCCGGTCGTCTCGAACCTCGTGGGCGCGATCGTGGAGGCGGTCCCGGTGATCGTCGGGGCGATCGTCGAGGCGCTCCCCTCGGTCGTCTCGTTCATCACGCAGGCGGTGAGCGACCTCCTCGCGGCTCTCCCGGAGATCGTCTCGTCGCTCCTGGCGGCGATCCCGCAAATCCTCACGACGCTGCTCGCGGGGATCTCGGACCTCGTGCTCGCGGTGTTCGACGCGATTCCGGGCATCATCGGAGCGGTAATCGAGAACCTACCCTCGATCGTCGAGGCGCTCGTCCGTGGCGTCCTCGGATTGGTGGAGAAGGTCGTCGCGGCGCTCCCCTCCCTCATCGCGGGGATCGTCGCGCTCCTCCCGGATCTCGTCGAGGCGCTCCTCCTGCTCGTGACGGACCTCGTCGTCGCGATCCTCGAAGCGATCCCGACGATCATCGAGGGGTTCCTCCTCGCGCTTCCGGAACTGATCACATCGGTGATCCGCGCGGTCCCTCGGATCATCGTCTCCCTCGTCGACGCTCTCCCGGACCTGCTCGTCGCGATCGTCGGAGGGTTGATCGACCTCATCCCGACGTTGATCGTCGCGATCGTGAAGGCGCTCCCGGAGATCATCGTCGCGATTGTCGGAGGGCTCGTCGAGGCGGTCCCGGCGCTCATCGAGGCGCTCCTCCTCGACCTCCCGGTCGCGCTCGCACTCGCGATCGGAGAGGCGGTCCTCGACGGGCTCCGGTCGCTCGTGCAGTTCTTCAAGGACGTCATCGCGGAGATCATTAGCCTCGGTTTCGAGGAGACCTCGACGTTCGGAGACACTCCGGGCGCGGTCAAGGCTGGAACGGAGGGGATGCTCGCGCGCTTCGCTCCTGGGGACTACGTCCTCGCAGCACAGAAGCCGATGGATCTCCTCCGTCAAGCATTGGAGGCGACCGGCGCGGACGTCGGAGCGGCAACCGGCGCGGCACCGTCGTCCGCTCCTCCCGTCGCGGCGGCGCGAGCGGCGGCGTCCGCTCCGATCGACATCGCGATCATGGCGGAGGGTCGTCTCCTCGACGCCGTGCAGGTCACCGCGCTCGACCGGGGCCACGCTCCGCGTCTCGAACACCGGCTCCGGCGTGCTTCCGGAGTGAGGGTCGGGGTCGACCGTGGCCGTTTCAACCCCTACACGTCCTCGTGATCGGAGCGTCTCGTGCCGAACCTCACCTCCCTGCTCCTCCCTCCGGACCCGGACTTCGTCGCGAGCGGGATCGCCTCGTCCGCCTCGTCCTCCTACGACCGCCAAGCCGGGAGGGGGATCTCGTCCTCGACCAACGAGGGCGCGCTCGTCCTGTTCGCGACCGGGAACCCGACGACGGACGCGGCATCGATCGAGACGCGCGTGCAGACCTCCGGGGGGATCGGAGCGGGCTCGACCTGGGCGTGGCGCTACAAGGGAGAGGGAGACGAGGGGTGGCGCGGGTCGGATGACGCGCGGTTTCAGCACTCGATCTCGGACCCGTTCGGAGGGTCGGAGTACGGAAACGGCGTGAGCGCGGTCTACGTCTCGCGGCTCCGTCGAGAGATCGTCTACCGGACCGGCTCCGGGTCCGTCCACGCAGCCTACCGAGAGGTCGACCGCGTCGAGGTCGGATGGACGACGACGACGATCTCGTTCCCTCGCGGGATCGACAACACGAACGATTCGTCGTGCGGCTTCGACGTCGTCGAGTTGCCGGACGGGTCGCTCCGGGCGGTCGTCCGCTACGATAGCGACCTCGACGTCTACGGATCGGAGGACGGGATCTCGTGGACCATGCTCGCGGATAACGTCCTCTCGCGGTTTGCGGGTCGACGGTCGAGCGTCCTCCTCGGACTAAAGATCGCGGAGAGCGGTGGCTACCTCCGGATCGTCGTTGTCGACTACGACGTCGACACGGCGGGTCTCCTCTACACTGTGACCACGCTCGTCTCCTCCGATCGAGGGGCGACATGGATCGAAACGAACCGCGTCTCCGATGGAGACTACATCGACGCGAACTACGCGACGTCGTGGTCAACCGGACTTGGGCGCTTTGTCCTCGACGTCGTCGGAGCAGGAGACGGAGGAGGGTCGTTCCTGCTCGCGATCAAGTACGGTCAGTACGTGAGGGTCTACACCGCGTCGGGGACGGAGGGGTTCTCCCTCACGGATACCGCGTCCTCGACCTCCTCCGGGGCGTTGACGGTCTACATGGGAGCCGCGACAACGTTCCGGAGGGTGTTCCTCGGACGCGGTCCGGACTTCGTCCATCTGCTCGTCCTGGCGGAGAGTTACTACTACGGGTCCGGGAACGTCGTCCTCACGCACTTCCGGCTCGACCGTCGAGCCTCTCTCGCCTCCGGATCGTGGGATCCGTACTCGTCGATCGACGCGCTCGCGACGGGTTGGTACGGAACGATGCGCTACATCCCGCACCGCGCGAAACTGCATCACATCGGTCACTCCCTCGTCCTCGTCGGCAGCATCTACGACCTCGACGGAGCGGCGGACGAGGTCGGGGTCTCGTACTGGCGCGAGGAGGGGTGGAGCCTCCGTCCGCTCCGGGACGCGCACCCTCCCGACGTCTACTCCGCGTACGCGGTCTCGACGTTCGCGTTGCAACCCTACGGTCCGCTGTTCGACGTCATCGAGTGGACGACGTCGATCGGTCGTCCTGGCGGGTCGACCTGGGCATCGTCCGTCTCTCCGTGGACGCGCGTTTACTCCGGCGGGATCACCTGCAACTGGACGACCGACCGCCTCCGTCTCACGGACGCCACCGGGGCAGGAGCGCGAGGTCACTACTACGAGTACGTCGATCCCTCGACCTCCTCCGGGGCGCTCCCGGATGCCTCGTGGTGCATCGGGGAGAGCACGGTCTCCGGACCGGACGGATCGCTCATCGAGTGGACGGTCAAGGTGTCCGGGGGCTTCCGCGCGCAAACGGCGGCGAACATGGTCGACATCGAGAGCCTCCCTCGGTCCGGCTCGACGAGCGGGAGAGCCGTGCACCTACAGGTCCGGTTCGACGGGACGGGGATCCGGATCTACGACGTCGGGACGTCCTCGACGCTGGCGGAGATCCTCCCGTCGACGGCGACCTACGGGGCAACTCCGATGGCGTCGGGCTATTGGGAGTGTCGGCTCGCGTTCCAACCGGAACCACCCTCGACGGTGTGCGCGTGCGTCCTCTCGATTCGTCGGATCGACAAGGAGGAGTGGCTCTCGACGGCGCGCTTGTTCCCCTCGACGAGCGCCTCGTCCATCGTCCGGCAGCGCGTCCGCTTCGGGGTGGTGTCGTCGGCGGCGAGTGGCTACCCGACTACGTCCTACTGGCGGGATCTCCGGATCAAGCAGGGGAACGCGCTCGGTCAAGTCGACCTATCGGGGGCGTTTCCCTCGACGCCGGGGCGCATCCGTCCCGACACCGTGCGGGGACGACCGCTCTCGACGTTCCCGGTCTACGTCGCGGAGGGGCTCGATGCGTCGTGGGGCGGGGGCGGCGGGTTCGACGGCGACACGCACTCCTCGACGCTCTCGCAGCAGTTCGGGATCGTGAACACCGTGCTCTCGTCTCCGCGTTTCGAGTGGCGCTCCGCCAAGCAGGCGACCGCCTCGACGTCCCTCTCCTCCTCGACGCTCACCTACTCGAACAAGCGAGGGACAGCGGGGAGGTTCCGTCACGACGCGCTCGCGATCTTCGGCACGAACGCCGTGTCCGTGCAGGCTCAATACTCGAACGATCCAACGTTCGCCTCCTACACGACGGCGGGGACGCTGTACCTCACGCGGTTCTCCGGGCTCCGCGTCGACGCGGTGAGCGGGAACCGGATCTCGATCTCCGGGACGCTCCCCTCGGACGCGGAGGTCGGCTCCGCGCTCGGACGGACGTACTACGCGCGGATCACGGAGGGGCTCCCTGGTGGCTACTCCGACGCTCGCGAGTGGGTGATCGAGCAGCATCGTGGTTCCTCTCTCCTGCTCCGGACGTCGAGCGCGCTCACATCGGCGCTCGTCGGCGCGAGCCTCGCGATCCGGTCCGATCGCGGCGTCCTGCTCTACGACCAAGCAGCGGAGGGAGCCTACCTCCGCCTCCTCGTCTCGAACACGCATCCGGCGGAGGGCTACCAGCGGATCGGGACACCGATCCCGTCGGTGCGGGTCGGGTTCCCGGCGGCGCTCTCCTGGGATCACGATGATGCGTCGAGCGAGAACGTGACGGCGTTCCGTAGTCGGGGCGGGGTCGCATGGGGGTACACGGAGGGTCCGTCGAGGAGGAGCCTCTCCGTCTCGATCGACGGCGAGGCAGATCGGCAACGTCAACGCATCCGAGACGTCCTCCGGACGACGGCGGGATACTCCGAGTTCGCGAGCGTGCTCGTCCTCGACGACGGGAACCTCCTCGACCCGGAGAGCGTCGTGCTCGGACGGGTCTCCGGCGGGATCGACCTCTCGAACCCCGGATGGAAACTCGAAGGGTCGGTGTGGCGTCCGGTGGGCTCGCTCCGGCTCCGTCTCGACGAGGAGGTGTGAGTGCCGATCGCGTCTCCGACCTACTACCTCCCCCTCGTGTTCGCGGAGTGGCGTCGAGGAGATCGAGGTCCGCGCGGAGGATGGTCTTCCTATTGGGAGAGCGTCCGGGCGGGCGATCCGATGCTCCGGAACCTCCGGATGACTGTGGATCTCGTGTTCGGCGGAGATCGACACGTTCGGATCGCGACGGAGCCGGTCACGACCGTCTCCGGATCGACGGGTCGAGCCTACTCCTATCTACCTGCGTTGCAGGCGGAGCCGGAGATCGTCTCGGAGTACGCGATCGGAACGGCTCCGGCCTCGCTCCGGACGATCGCGCTCACGGTCGACGGTCGCCTCGTCGACGCGCTCTCCCTCCTCCGGGAGCGTCGGATCCTGGCGGGGTGGGCGGAGGTCTCGCTACAAGTGGACGGAGGCGACTACGACCACCGGATCGTCCTCCTCCGGGGAGACATGGTCGGGGGCGTCTCGTTCGGCGCGGTCGAGGAACTCGTCGAGATCGAGATCATGGACCCGGAGACCACGCAGGACCGCGCGGTCCCTCCGTTCGTCGCCTCCTCGGAGGGGTTCTACGGGATCACGCTCCCGGACGACACCGTCGGGGCTCGATACCCGCTCGTGTGGAACGGGCATCCGGCGGTGCCTGCTCTCCGCGTCACCTCGACGAACCGCTCGTGGCTCGCGTGCTGGGGGCACGCGCACGAGGTCGATGCGATCTTCGTCTACGGGCAGGAGTACGCGTCGACGTCGAGCGTCTACCCGTGGTCGACCTCGGAGGAGGTCGATGCGTTCGGGATCCCGTTCCTACAGGTGATCCTCGGAACGGGAAGCGGACCGATCGACGACGATCTCACGGTCTACGCGAGGCTCTCCCGGAAGGACGGGAGCCTCTCCGTCCTCGACGTCCTCCGCGACCTGCTCGTCTCGTGGTCGCTCGTCGGTCCCTACGGCGTGTCGGAGAGGATGTTCGCATCGGCGGCGGCGAAGATCCCTCCGCTCCTGGCCGTGCAGGTCTACGCAAACGGGAGCGGATCCTCGGACACGGCGCGCGCGATCGAGTTCGCGGAGAGCGTGATCGCGGCGGACCTCCCGATGATCTCGTTCGCTTGGACGGGTGAGGGCTTCGGTCCGGTCGTCACCGATCGGCGGCGGGGGCTCGTCGTCGCCTCCCTCCGTCGAGGACAGTACCCGTGCATCGACCGCGCGAGCGGGATCTCCGAGACCTCGAAGTCCGACCTCCGGAACTCGTTCACCCTCCGCTACGGCTACGATCCGCTGCTCGACACCTACTCGAAGGTCGTCGTCCGCGACGCGGAGAACAGCCTACTGTGCCGGATCTCGCAGGAGGCTGTGGGGTTCCGAGAGGCGGACGTCGTCGAGGCGGTCTCGATCCATGATGATGGGACGGCGAACTACGTCGTCGATTGGCTCGTCGAGCACACGTCGCTCCCCTCGTACCTCGTCGACTACGAGTGCTTCCCGGAGGTCGCGTTCACCCTCCTGCTCGGAGACAACGTTCGGATCTCGGACGACCGCCTCGGATGGGACGAGGAGGAGGCGACGGTCGAGCGGATCGTCTACGCTCGCGGGAGGGTCGTCCTCTCCCTCCGGGTGTGGGCGCTCTACCGTGGCTTCCCTGGCGGAGCGAGGTCGGGAACCGGCGTGACCGGAGGCGGCGGCGGAGGTCAAATCGGATCGGTCTCCGGAACGGGATCGAACGCAGGAAACGGTTAGCCGGTCTCGTCGCGCGCGAGGGCTCGACGTGGTAGGGTGAGGCATCACGGAGGTCCGATGGCCGCGCAAGCGATCGATGGTCGACCTGTTGCCGCTGTTGCGGTTGCTGCTCCGTCCACCGCGTCGTCGCGTGGCTCGTCTCGACACTCCGACGGGGGCGCTCCCTCCGCGCCCATTCCAAACGGGGCGGGAGGGTCCGACGGCGGAGATTCCTCGTCGGTGATCGTGAACCTCCTCGCGAGATCGCTCGATCGTCAAGTGCTCGCGGCGGAGCGAACGGCGGACCGGATGGATGACCTCGGAGGGCGGATCGATCGGATGGGCGACCGGATCGCGGAGGAGGTCCGGGCGGGGATGAGCCTGCAACTCCGCGTCGTGGGAGGTCTCGTCGCGCTCGCGATCATCCTCCTCGCGGCGGTCGCAGGGGTTCAGTTCTCCGGGTCTCTCGATCGCGATGGATCCGTGAAGGTCGAGACCGTCCCCTCGTCGACCTCGACCGGGGGAGCGTCTCCGGCTCCGGAGCATCCGTGACGGTTGCGGCTCCGTTCCCTCTCGTCTCGGTCGACCTCCGCGTCCTCTCGTCCTACTCGTCTCGCGGGGAAACTGGCGGACCTCGCTCCGGCCTGCTCCCCCTGGGGAGCCGGTCCTCCGGGGTGGCGACGCCGGACACAGCGGAGGCGCTCCTCGCGCTCTCGGAGGCGGTCCTCGCGGCGGGAGGTGACCTCCGCGTGACTGATTGCCACAGGAGCGTTGAGGTTCAGCGGAGCGCGCGGGACCGATACGAGCGGTGGGTTGCAGCGGGGAAGCCTGCTCCCGGCTCCCCTCGCTACGATTCGCGGACGATGAAGTCGGCGTTCGTCGCGGAGCCGGGGAAGTCGAACCACAACGCAGGTCGAGCGGTCGACCTGCACCTCTCGATGCTCCGGTTTCCTGGCGCGAGGTCGGACGAGATCCTCGACCGGCTGTGGTCGATCGCTCGTCCGCTCGGATGGGAACCGGTGATCCGGTCTCCGGACGAGCGGGCGAGCGAGGCGTGGCACTTCGATTACTGGGGTCCGCTCGCGGGAGTGCGCTCTCGCCTCGGATACGAGCAGGGCGCGCTGTGCGGGGCGATCCTCGTCGGTCACGGGGCGCTCTCCTCCTACGAAGCGGTTGTGCAATCGCTCCTCGTCCGGGCGGGACACTCGATCGGTGAGATCGACGGCGTGGCCGGTCCTCGGACGAGGGTGGCTCTCGGAGCGGCTCTCGGAGCCTCGGTAGACGAGGTCGTGCGCCTCCTCGCGAGAGAGGAGCCTTCTATTCTCTCGACGCTCGCCTCCCTCCCTGCTCGATGAGCGGGGTGGGTCTCGTCGAGCGCGTCTCGGTCGGAGGTCGGATGGAGCCCGTGTCGTGGATCGTCGTCGTCGTCCTCGCCTCCCTCGCGGCGGGCTTCGGAGCCGGATGGGGGCTCCACCCGGATCGGTCGGAGGAGGCTCTCGCGGAGCAGGCTCGGACCCTGGCGGCGATGCAGGCGCAACAGGTCGAGATCCTCGCGCAAGCGTCGAAGCCGCTCACGCTCGACGCGGAACTCCGCGCCTCTCTCGCGGACGTCCCGGCACAATGCACGCGGGCGCTCGGAGGAGATCCTCGGTCCGTCGAGTGTCAGTGGGCCACCTGTTTGCAGTTCGGACAGTCCTCCGCCAACCGTCCGGAGTGCCGTGCGGTCGAGACGTTGATGATCGACGGGCTCCGGGCGCGAGCGGGGGAGCCTACGGGCGGGTCGTCGCCTCCGTAGCGGGATGAACGCCTCCCTCTCCTCGGAGGAGGAGGGTTCATCCGAGAGGCGCGACCGCCTCGTCGCGGGCACCCTCCGACCGGCTATGAAAGCAGGCGAGGGGCGAGGCTCCCGTCGAGGTCGGGATGGAGAGGAGAGAGCAGATCGTGAGCGACCTCCTCGCGATGATCGAGGGGCTCGGAGAGCGTCCGGCATTGCAGCGCGCGACGGCGGCGCTCGTGCAGCGGATCGCCTCTCGTCCGCGACAACCTCTCCGCGACGGACGGCGCTACGTGGAACTCTCGATCGGGTTTGTTGCTCGCGCGGCGTCGACCTCCTACGGGACGTCGTGGACCGCGTGGCACGCTGTTCTCGGTCTCGTCGGATGGTCGTCCCTCATCGCGCGAGAGGCGGACGATCTCGGAGCCTCGCTCCGGGTGCTCGAACGCGGTCGTCGATGGGGGCAGCACCTCGCGATCGAGGAGGAGCCGCTCCTCGCGCTCGACGAGGTCGCGCGCATCGTGGTCGCGCGAGGTCTCGTCGAGGATCACGTTGCGTTCGAGCCTCCTCCGGGATCTGTTCGTCGGATCGGGATCGTCCGCTCGCGAGCGGCTCGGTGTCCCTGGCACGACGACCGGCGACCCTCGATGATCGTCAATCTCGACGAGGGCGGAGCGCGAGGTCTCGCCGTGTGCATGGTGTGCTCGTCGAGGGACGGTCGGAGGCTCTCGGCTCACGTTGCGCGCGCTCCGTCCGGAGAGTGGACCGCACGCCTCTCCGCCTCGACGTTGCGTTGGTGGACCGGGGAGGAGATCGACCTCGACCTCGACGAGAGACCTCGCGCCCACGCAGTTCGCGAGGACGCGGCGTGGCCGGAGACCGCTCACGCTACGAGGGAGCAGGAGATCGACCTCGACACGAGCGAGCGCGCTCTCCCTGGCGAGGTGACGACGGCATCCGGCGGGATCCTGCTCGGTCGGCTCGACGGTCGAGGGATGCACGGATCTCGATCGGGAGGAGACCTCCTCGACGTCCTCCGTCGAGCGGATCGACGCTCCTCGACGGAGCGTGAGTGGTCGAAGGCGTGGACCGCGTCCGCTCGGTTCGCCACAACGGGAGATCCGGAGGACGGTCGATCCTATCTCCCGGACCGTCTCGTCGCGGTGCAACGGATGGGGGTGGCGAGCCGGAGGACGATCCTTCGTGCGGGCTCGGAGGTCGAGATCCCGGATCGGTGGAAGCCGACCTCGCAGGAGTGGGTGCTCCTCGACCTCGACCACCTCGATCGCGGGCTCTCGTCGCGGTCGCGGGAGCAGGTCGAGGAGGTCGTCGAGGAGATCCGATCCATCGCGCGCGACGATGCGTGGCTCCGGGGAGACTACGCGGTCGTCGAGACCTCCTCCTCCGGGGCACAGGTTTGGCTCCGCCTCCGGAGCGCGGTCGATCCGGTTGCGCTCTCCTCCTCTCGGTTCGCGCGCGCGTGGCTACGAGGGATCGCGCGTCGCGTGGTCGACCGGCTTCGCGCTGTTGGATGCGGAGAGGCGCTCGTCGACGAGAGCGCGTGGGGCTCGCACAGGTTCGGTCGTCGTCCTGGGTGGCGTCTCCTCCGGGACGGGTCTCCGTTCCGGTCTCGCCTCGTCGCGTCGTCGTCGGAGATCGCAGCGTGACCGCCTCGTCCGTCGAGGCGCTCCTCTCCGCATCGGGGCTCTCCCTGCTCTCCGGGGGAGAGTGGAGCGTCCGTGTCGCGTCTCCTCCGTTTGTCGACGGAACGGAGGTCGTCGTGAGTTTCACGGGGAGCGGACACGGGCTCCCGGTGTACGTCGACGGACCTCGCGCTCGCGGAACGAGGTCGTCTCTCTCGCGGGTCGACGAGACCGTAGCGCGGGAGCGTCTCGTGGCGCTGCTCTCGTCCGGGTGGTCCGTCGCTCCCCCCTGGCACGAGGAGGACGACGTCACCGAGTGGCTCATCCGGAGGATCGGGCGCTCGACGCTCTACCCCTCCTCGACGGAGCAGGTCGTGGATGTGATCGAGCGCGAGCGTCTCGTCCGGTGGGTAGAGGCGGAGCGCCTCGTCGACCGCGTGCGGGTCGCTCGCGCGCTTCGCCTCGATCGCGTCGCGCTGTGGAGGGAGGGGATCGGGAGCCGATTCGCGTGGGCGTTCGCCTCGATCTCCTCGACGGAGGAGACGAGGCTCCTCGCTCGCGTCGACGTCTCGTAGGTTAGCCTCGACGGAGGAGGCGCGGGCTCATGGCGCTCACGTACAACCGACCGGGAGCGACGGCGGCGGACCTCAACACCGCCTACGCAGGTCTCCGCGCGACGCTCGCGCCTAAACTCCCGACCCGGATCCGCGACCGCCTCCTCGACGGGTCGGTCGTGTTCGACACGTCCGCGCTGCTCGATCTCGACGAGGACGATGAGGAGGCGGATTGCGTGGAGAGCCTCGACGACCTCCCTCGCGCGCTCGTCGACAAGGCGAACCGCGCGTGGCTCCGTGGTAGGTGGAGCGTCTCGCGCGACGGAGCCTCGTGGACCGTCGAGGTCCACGAGACGCGGTCGATCAAGCCGGTGGTGGGCTCGTTCGGCGGGGTCGAGACGCTCATCTCCGCCTCCGGGTCGATCTCGTCGGATCCGCTGCACGCGACGGCGACGTTCGAGCCGACCGGAGGCGGCTCCTACGTTGCGGGTGCCACGGCGTTCCTCGTCGCCTCTCCGGAGGGGGCGGCTCCTGGCGTTGTCGGCGCGTGGGAGCAGTTCGACGGAGAGGGCTACCCGGAGTGGGGTCTCGGAGACGTCACGCTCATCGCGCTCGTCGAGCGGTTCGGAGGGACGGGCTACTCCGAGTGGAACTCCGGCTCCGGCTACCTGCTCGGCGCGGAGGAGACCGGATGGGCGGGGTGGCCTAACGGAGTGGAGCCGATCATCCCGGACCCTCCGGGGACGACGATCAACGTCGTGACAGGCGACTACGCGGTCGAGGATCTCACCTCGCAGGTCGACGGGACGACGACGACCTTCGTTCTCCCGGAGTATGTGGCCGGGAGCGTCCGGCTCTACCTCAACGGATCGAGGCTCATCGCAGGGTCCGACTACACGGAGACCTCCTCGACGGAAATCGAGATCGTTTCCATCGTGCCGAACCCTCCCGACACGCTCACGGCGGATTACGTTCCCTGCACCTGTTAGCGGAGATCACGTCCTCCCTCCGCGATCCACAGGTCGAGGTGTTCCGTGCCTGCTCCCACTCTCCGTTCTGAACAGATCCGCGACGGGGCGATCACCGCCTCGAAGGCGACCCTCTCGTCCGGCTCCTGGCACTTCTCCGGGTCCGCGACCCTCCGCGCTCCGTCCTCGTCCCCCACCGACGCGCTCGACGTCGCATCGAAGGGCTACGTCGACGCTCTCGTGTCCGGTCTCCGGTGGAAGGAGCCCGTTCGCGTCGCGACGATCGCCAACCTCGCAGGCTACACCTACTCGAACGGCACGAGCGGCGTCGGGGCGACGCTCACCGCTGGCGCGAACGGCGCGATCTCGATCGACGGGGTCTCCCTGGCGCTCAACGACCGTGTTCTCGTCAAGAACCAGACAAACGGGCAGGAGAACGGCGTCTACTTCGTCTCGACCGTCGGGGACGGGTCGACGGCGGCGGTCCTCACCCGCGCGACCGACGCGGACACCGTCACCGAACTGAACGGCCTCGCGATCTTCGTCCTCTCCGGGACGAGCGCGGACGTCGGCTTCGTCCTCTCGACCGACACGCCGATCACGATCGGGACCACTCCGCTCTCGTTCGTCGCGTTCACGGGCGCTGCGGCCATCACCGCTGGGAACGGCATCGCGAAGGTCGGGAACACGATCTCCGTCAAACTGAACGCCACGAACCCCGGTCTCGTCGTCGACGGGAACGGTCTCTCGGCACAGATCAAGGCGAACAGCGGGCTCGGCATCGACGCGAACGGCCTGTTCGTCTCCCTGGCGGCGAACAAGGCGATCGAGTTCTCCTCCGGGGCGCTCGCCTTGAAGACGAAGGCCAACGCCGGTACGGTCGTCGACGCGGACGGGCTCGCGGTTGCTCTCGCGGCGAACAAGGGCATCGAGTTCTCCTCCGGGGCTCTCGCGGTCAAGACGAAGGCGAACGCGGGTCTCGTGCTCGACGCGGACGGTCTCTCCGTCGGTCTCGCGGCGAACAAGGGCTTGGAGTTCTCCTCCGGCGCTCTCGCGGTCAAGGCGAGCAACGGCGTGCAGGTCGACGGATCCGGGTTCGTCACCCTGCTCCTCGACGGCGGCTCGCTCTCGCAGGGCGCGAGCGGCGTGAAGGTCGCCAACGATGGGGTGACCGGCGCGCAGTTCGGGATGCGTCCTCGTTTCGACGCGTTCACCGGGAACAACTCGGCTACGGAGTTCTCCCTCGCGAACCTCGTGAACGCGAACCACCTCGACGGGGTCCGCGTGTTCATCAACGGGCAGCGCGTGAAGAAGGTCGCCTCCTCTCCGGCGGACCTGTTCGAGTACACGGTCGCCAACGTGACCGGCGTGACGAAGGTGACGTTCGGGGCGGCTCCTGGCTCCTCGGACGAGGTGTTCGTCGATTCGATCTCCGGGTAGCGGTCGTCCACCGTCGCGGCTCCGGTCTCTCTCTCGCTCCGGGGGGAGAGGCAGGAGCCGCGACCGGCGTTCGCCTCCTGCTCGTCGTTGTGAGGGCGATCGTCGCTACAACGAGCCGGAGGAGAACCCCCGATGGATCTCAACGACTACCAGCGTCGAGCGCGGGAGACCGCGATCTACCCGGAGCAGCACCGCGTGGTGTATCCGGCTCTCGGTCTCGCAGGAGAGACCGGAGAGACGGTCGAGCGCGTGAAGAAGTGGCTCCGAGACGGTCGCCTCGATCGAGAGGCTCTCCGTGCGGAGATCGGAGACGTCCTGTGGTACGTCGCCAACCTCGCGGCGGACCTCGACCTCTCGCTCGACGAGATCGCGGAGGGCAATCTCGCGAAACTCCGTAGCCGCGCGGAGCGAGGTGTCCTCTCCGGCTCCGGCGACACGAGATAGGCGCTCCGGCGCGAGGAGGTCCGATGGTGCTGGTGCGCGCTCTCGTCGGTGGGGCGGAGGTCTCTCTCGTCGCGAGAGACCTCGTCTCGGATCCGCTGCTCCCGTCTCACGTTCGGATCGAGGGCGTCGACGGGGTCTCCGATCCATCGTTCCCGTCGCTCCGATTCGTCGACCTCGTCCTCGCTCGACCCTGCGTGCTGTGGTACGCCGTGGTCGCTCGCGTCGAGCCTCCCTCGGTAGAGCCTGCTCCCGTCGAGGCTCTCGACGTTGAGAGAAGGATAGTCACCAAGCAGGGCAACGAGCCCGATCCGAGACGCGACCCGGAGGTCCGTCCCTGGCGGCGCTCCGTCGCACGAGGGACCGAGAACGGGTAGAGTGATCGAGCAGATCGCGGAGGAGACCTCGTGGCATACTCGAACTGGCGGCAAACGAGCGGGTGGGGCGCGATCGACGATCCGACCGGCGTGCTCTCGTCTCGCGTCCTCGTCGCGGTAGGCGGTCCCTCCGCACGCGCGGAGGACTATCTCGCACAGGAGATCGGGACGTCCGCCTCGTGGTCGAAGGCGCACTACCGCGTCGAGGCAGCGTTCGCGTGGTACGTCGGAGACGACGCGCACCCGATGGCGTCGGGGGAGTTCGGGCTCGTCGCGCGCGCCTCGAACTACGTCGGTAATCCGGCGCTCGCGCGGGATTGCTACGTCGCGCTGCTCGACTTCGCGAACTCGGTCGTCGTGATCCAGCGGAGGAACTCGGACGTCGCGACCGTGCTCCTCTCCGCGACGCTCCCGAACAGCGTCCGGGAGCGAGGGTCGAAGCACACGTTCGCCTTCTCCTGCTCCGGCGGGACGAACGACGCGGTCCGTCTCGTCGTCGAGGTCGACGGGGTCGTCCTGGGGACGGTCGGAGATACGGATGCCGCTCGTCTCCTCTCCGGGGCTCCGGGTCTCCGTGCCTACTCCGGGACGGTCTACGTCGACGACTTCGCGGTCTACGAGTTGACGTCGACCGGAGCCGCTCCGGCGCTGTGGCTCCCCTCGAACGCGGCGGTCTCCCTGGCGGCGTGGTGGAAAGCGGACGCCGGGGTCACGGCGGACGGGGGCGGCTACGTCGCGTCGTGGAGCGATCAATCCGGCAACGCGAACACCGCGTCGCAGGGGACACAGCAGAACAAGCCGAAGGTCGTCGCAGGAGCGGTGAACTCGCTCCCGGCGATCGACTTCGACGGAGCGGCGTCGTTCCTCTCGGTCGCGGACGCGAACTCGCTCGACCTCAACGGGACCGGGATCTCCGCGTTCGTCGTCGTCGCTCCGGACACGTTCGGATCGCTCACGGGGCAGGTCCGGACGAGCGCGCTCATCGAGAAGGCGGGGGTTGCGACCTCCTACCGGCTCGACCTCCGGGACGAGGTCGGAGCAAACCCTCCGGCGGTCCTGGCGGGAGTTGCCTACGACAACGGAGCCGTGAGCCGCTCCTCGAACAACGCGGTCACGCTCTCGCGGTTCTCGATCGTCGCGGCGCTCGCGGGACCGAACGCGGTCGGAGCCGGTCTCTACGTGAACGGCACGTCCGTGGGCGCGATCTCCGGGACCGTCGGAGCAGACAACGCGAACGCGCTCCTCATCGGAGGATCCGCCGCTCGATACGTCGACGGAAAGATCGCGGAGATCGTCCTCTATCGTGGTCCGCTCACAGTCGCGGACCGGCAGCGCGTGGAGGGCTACCTCGCGCATCGCTACGGGCTCACGATCTACCTCCCGGCGGGGCATCCCTACCGAGACGCGGCTCCGACGGTGTAGCCGTCGCTCTCCGGCTCCGTCGTGCTACAATGGGTGCGCGGGACGCCGTTCCTCGTCGCGGACGAGGCGGGGCCGCTCGCTCCGTTGGTCGGACGCCGGACGAGGACGATCCTCGTCCGGCGTTATCCTCGGAGCACCGTGCCACGCGACCAGCACCCACCCGTCTCTCCTCGCGTCGTCATCGCGATCGGAGCGAGCGTCGAGGTCGACCTCCGCTCCGTCCCTGGCGACGTCCTCCGTCGGATCACGAACGGGCTCACACATCCAAATCCAGCGTGGGAGCGAGCGGTCCGGATGCGGCTCCGGGTCGTCCCTCCTCCGGCGCTGCACTACTACGAGAAGCGCGGGAGCGTCCTCCGCGTCCCTCGTGGCGCGCTCGGATTGCTCCGAGAGGCGCTCGACGAGGCGAGCGTCGAGACCGTGTTCGACACGGGCGGCGTTGTCTCTCGATCCCTCGGTCTCCGGTCGTGGGATGAGATCGACGTCGACCTCCGACCCTACCAACAGGAGGCGGTCGAGGCGATGCTCCGCCGCGTGCAGGGGATCGTTCGGATGCCGTGCGGGGGAGGCAAAACGACGACCGGCGCGACCGCGCTCCTCCGGAGCGGGGAGCCGGGGCTCGTCCTCGTCCACACGCGGGACATTCGGGATCAATGGGTTGCGACGTTCGAGCGCCTCTCCGGTCGAACGCCTCGGATCGTGTCCGGCGATGACGAGGGGCTCCGTCCCCTGGGGGAGCGCGAGGTCGCAATCGCCACGGTTCAAACGTTGAGCCGTGCCGGTCGCGCGGCGCTCCCCCTGCTCCGGAGCGCGGGCGCGCTGCTCACGGACGAGGCGCACCATGTTCCGGCGGAGACTTGGCGCTCGATCGCGGAGCAGGTTCCCGCACGCTATCGGTGGGGTCTGACGGCTACTCCGGAGAGGAGCGACGGTCTCACGTTCGTCCTCTCGCACTTGATCGGTCCCACGATCTTCGCGATCTCGACGAGCGACCTCATCGCATCCGGCTACCTCCTCTCTCCGACGATCGTTCCCGTCGACACGGGGTGGGCTCCCTCGGAGGATCACTACCCGTGGTCCGCGCGCTGCTCGTCCTGCTCGCGCACCACTCCGGTCGACGATCCCGTCGAGCATCGGAGGCGTGGCTCGACTTGCCGATCGTGCGGAGCGGCGATCGACCGTCACGCGCTCCTCGACGCCGGATCGCTCGTCCACGCTCGCGCGCTCTCCGATCTCGCGACCGATCCGGGACGAGCGGCTCTCGTGCGCCTCCTGGCGACAAGCAGCGCGAGAGCCGGTCGGACCGTGCTCGTCCTGCTCCCTCGGAAGGACGCGGTCGTCGCGACGGCGGACGCGATCCGTCGAGATGGGATCGAGGTCGTAGCCGTCACGGGCGACACAGCGGACCGAGAGCAGGCGATCGACCTCGTCCGCTCCGGGAAAGTCCCGGTGATCGTCGCGACGCAACTCGCGGACGAGGGGCTCGACCTCCCCTCGATCGACGTCGTGGTGAACGCCTCCGGAGGTCGCTCGCAGGGTCGCGCGAAACAGCGCGTGGGGCGCTCGCTCCGTCTCGCGGGTCGAGATCCGGTCGTGTTCGAACTCGTCGATGGAGGCGAGTTCTCCTCACAGTGGAGGTCGCGGTTCTTCGGCTACGTCTCCGAGTATGGGAGGAGGAGCGTCTCCTCGGAGGATCCGCTCCCCCCTGGCGACGCGCTCGCGATCCTCCGTCGCGTCGACGCGCGGAGCAGCGCGCGCGACCTCTCGCGCGAGAACAAACCGTCCGTCGGCTTCTAATATCGCGCGAGTTGCAACTATAAATCGAGGACATACGGACGTTTACGATGTTCGTCGATTTATCTTCTCGCGCGAGCGTCGCGCGTTGCGCTCCCTCCGGCTAAGACGGAGAGGGCGGCGGAGAGCCGCTCGTCCCCAACGGAGGCAAGATGACAACTCGAAGGGTGCGGCTCGTGTCGCACGTTCCGCGCTACGGTGACCAACAGGTCGACCGCGCGTGGGCTCTCACAACCTCGGAGCGATCGGCGGCGGCGTGCGCGCTCCGACACTTCTACCGCTACTCGGAGCGGCTCCGGTCGACCGACGACGAGCGACCGCTCCGGTTCGGGAGCGCGTTCCACAGCGTGATCGAGCGCGTGTTCCGACACTTCGCGGAGACGGATTCGGAGGTCTCGTCGGAGCAGGTCTCCGGGTGGCTCGACGAGGTCGCGGCGGAGTGGCGGTCGAGCGACCGGATCCGCCTCTCGGTCTCGATCGAGGAGATCGAGGCGGACGTCGAGGCGCTCGTCCTCGCGATCCGGGGGTGGCTCCGGACCTACGGGTCGGCTCCCTGGCGAGACTACGAGGTCGTCGCGGTCGAGCGGTCGTTCTCCGCTCCGATCCTGCATCCGATCTCCGGGACGGCGCTCCGGTCGAAGATGCTCGTCGTCGAGGAGGGAGATCGGATCCGTCCGGCGGGAGGCGGAGAGGCGGCGGGAGCGCGTCTCGTCCAATGGCCGTGGGTGTTCGTCGGTCGCGTCGACGCGATCCTCCGGCATCGGACGACCGGCGCGCTGTGGCTCCTCGACCACAAGACCTCGTCGAGCCCGGAGACGTTCGCCTCCGGGCTCTCCGGAGATCCACAGGCTCTCGGCTACGTGTGGCTCGTCGAGCAGGCGGTTCGAGCCGGGGCGCTCGCGGACGTCGGGGTCGCTCCGGACGCGAGGGTCGCGGGCTTCGTCTACAACATCGTCTCGTCGTCGAGGCAGCGTCGACCGGAGGTGTTGAAGAAGGGCGGGCTCTCGCGGGCGAAAGCCGTCACGCCGTCCTGGCTCTACGAGGAGGCGATCCGAGAGAACCTCCTCGCGGTCGACGACTACGCGGACCACCTCGACCTGCTCCGGGAGACCGTCGACCGGCGGCTCTACCTCGCGGAGTGGGTCTCCGTGGGCCACGAGGATCGCGAGAGGTTCCGGCGCGAGGTCTACGCGGACGCGGTCCGGATCGCGGGGCTCTATCGAGAGGCAGCGCGCGCGGAGAGCATCCTCGACCTCGCGCTCTCGCATCCTCGAACCCCGGTGTGCCGTCTCCCTGGGGGATGGTGCGCCTATCGCGGTCCCTGCTCGCAGGACGGACCGGACGCTCGACGCGACTACGAGGTCGCGGACGGGATCTACTGGACTACCACCAAGGCGAGCGGGGTCGCCTCCCCTACCCCGCAACTCACGACCGACGACGAGGTGATCTCATGGTGACACAGCGAATCCGGACCGGAGCGTCCTCCGCTCCTTCCTCCTCTCCCCCCTCCTCCGGCGACGCCGGGAGCGGGCTCTCGATCTCCCTCTCGCGAGCGGGCTCGATGAGCGCGGCAGCGTTCAAGATCCTGCTTTACGGGAAGCCGGGAGCCGGAAAGACCTACGCCGGATCTCGCGCTCCGAAGCCGGTGTTCCTGCTCACGGAGGCAAACGGGGTTCAGTCGATCCGCGTCGCGAACCCGGACGCGGCGGTGTTCCAAGCGAACGACGCCGGGAAACTCCGCGACTTCATGCGGGCGGCGATGAGCGGCGAACTCCGTCGAGCAGGGTTCGAGACGCTCGTGGTCGACAGTCTCACGGAGGTCCAGCGGCTCTTGCAGGACGAGATCCTCCGGGCGAAGGGCAACGCGACGGAGGGGATGAGCCTCCCGGACTACGGGCTCCTCACCGAACGGATGCGCGGGTTCTTCCGATCGCTCCGGGATCTCGACATGGACGTCGTCGCGACCGCGCTCGACGAGGAGACCGTCGAGGAGGCGACCGGGGAGATCCACGTTCGTCCGGCCTTCACGGGACGGAAAACGGGCTCGGACGCGGCGCAATACTTCAACGTCGTCGGCTACGTCTACAAGAACGAGCGGAAGTCCGGAGACGATCGCGTCGTCGAGCATCGCGTGCTGCTCGACGGTCCGAAGAAGTACCTCACGAAGTCCTGCTCCCCCCTGGCGGGGTCGCTCGACACCAACCTCTCGGAGTGGATCCGGCTCGTCCGGACCTCCGCGTGACCACGCAGCAACACCAACGGAGACAACGATGGCACGGATCAATCCAAACGAGTACGCTTCGCAGGATCGCGGAGCCGGGACGGGAGAGCGCGGTGAGAAGCCGCGCGAGGTCGGAGCGGGGCGGAAGGTGATGCTCCCGATCGGGTGCTACCACGACGAGGTCAACGGGAAGCCGGTCGTCAAGGTGCGGTCGGTGTGCCTGCTCGACCTCGACGGAAACGGCGACGAGGGCGCGGTCCTCACCGACACGTTCTGGTTGACGTCGAACGCGCTGTGGCGCGTCGCGAACTTCGCGCTCGCGTGCGGGCACGCGGAGCCGTTCGACCCGGAGATCGCGGCGGAGATGGAGGCGGTCCTCGCGTCCGGACCGTTCGAGACGACGATCTCGATCACGCAGCGGGGAGGGAAGTCCTACCCCAACGCGAACGCCTACCGGCGCACGAGCGAGATCGAGGTCGACGAGGTCTCCGGCGACCTGCTCCTCTCGCGCGAGCAGCGGAGCGCGGTCGAGAACGCGGAGGCAGCGTGGGAGGGGCTCCGGAAGTGGCTCGCCTCGAACGGTCGTGGCGGGTCGTCCGGCAACGCGCGCGGAGCATCCTCCGGTCGCTCGTCCGGCGGACGCGGCGGCTCCGACGACGAGATCCCGTTCTAACGGAGGACGACGATGAGCGCGGCTCGCACCGCGACCCGGAGCGGGTCGCGCTACGTCGTCGGCATCGACCCTGGCGGGACGGGAGCGGCGTGTCTCCTCGACGGGAGACGTCTCCTCCTCGTCCTCTCGTGGCGTCCCTCCGTCCGGTCCGGGCGGAGGGGCTTCCTCGTTTCGACACGAGCGATCGGGAGGTCCGTCGATCTGTGGAGATCGACGGCGGGAGAGATCGGTCGAGACCTCGTCGGTGAGGTCGTCCGTCTCGTCGGGGTCGGGACGTCCCTCGGAGTTGCGATCGAGGACGTCTACGTCGGTAAATCGGTTCGGACGGCGATCGACCTCGCGAGGACGAGCGGCTCCCTCGTCGGTCCGATCGAGGCTCTCTCCGGGGAGCGCGCGCTCGTCGTGGGGGCGGCGGAATGGCGCGCACAGGTGATCGGCCTTGCGCGACGGTCCACGAAGCGCGAGGATGCGAAGGCGGCGGCGATCGAGAGGATCCCGCCGCTCGTCGAGGGGTGGACGCTCCTCGTCGACAGAACAACGGAACACGTTGCGGACGCGGTCGGGATCGCGCTCGCTCGTGCCAAAACGACCAACGGAGGCGAAGATGGGTAGGCAGGTCCGCGCGGAGGAGATCGAGCGCGTGTTCGAGGCTTGGCGGTCGAGGCAGGCTCGACCGGAGGTGTGCAGGTTGACCGACGAGAGGCGAGACCTCATCCGGGTCCGGCTCGCGCTCGGATACGAGGTCGACGACTTCGTCCTCCTCGTCCGCTACGCAGCGGAGAGCGACGATCCCGGTCCTCGGTGGTGGCGAGGCGACAACCCCTCGCGGAAACGCTACACGGATCTCGCGAGCCTGCTCCGTCGGGAAAAACTCGCGGGGCGGATCGAGGCGGCGCACGAGTGGCGAGATCGCGCGGTGGAGCGTGAGACGGAGAACGTCTCCGGTCGGTTCCGGCTCGTCGCACCGAACCCGGACGAGGAGCCGCGCGAGGACGGGTGGTGGGACAACGAGGACGGACCTCCGCTCCGGATCTCGCGAAGCGCGGTCGAGAGGTCGACCTCGACGGAGGATCCTCCCGTCCGCGAACTGTTCCGGGCTCTCCCCTCCTGGCGGCGTGGAGGTGCCTCGTGAGTGCGGACCGTTGGATCTCGACGGTCACGGGCTCGCTCACGATCCTGGCGGTTGCTCCCTCGATCGGGCTCCGCTCCGGACCGCTCCGGTCGCTCGGACCCTGCGTGGCGTGCGGAGAGGCTCGGAGGGGCTCCGGAGATCGGCGCGGACCGATCGGGCTCTCCGCAAACGAGCGCGGGTGGAAGTGTCACCGTTGCGACGCGACCGGAGACGTCGTCGACCTCGTCTCGTACTCGATCGGGAAACGCAGGTTCCGTGAACTCGGAGAGCAGGATCGAGAGGCGGTTCGCGGCTTGTTCGAGAGGATCGGGGCGCTCCCTCCGGCGGAGCAGCGTCCGCGCGTGCGAGCGGTCTCGGAGGTTCGAGGAGCCGCTCCTCGGATGCGGACCGAGACGAGGACCGCTCCTCCGGAGCAGGAGGAGCAGGCTCCGGAGCCCGGAGGCGGCGGTCCGTTCTCCTGGCGGGACGGGCTCGTCGAGGAAGCGGAGCGGGCGCTCCGGAGCCCGGAGGGGAGTGAGACGCTCGCCTACCTCACGGAGACGAGGCGCTTCTCCGACGAGACGATCCGGGAGTGGCGTCTCGGAGCCCACCTCATCCGAGACGGATCCGGGAGGGTCGTCGAGCGGTGGGTCTCGATCCCTCTCCGGGACGACACCGGGAGGATCTCGACGGTCCGGTTCCGGTCGGTTCCGGGGTCGTGTCTCCGCTGCTCCGGCTCCGGGTGCGGAGCCTGCAAGAACACGGGGGAGGTCCGGAAGGCCTACCGCGTTTGCACGGGTCGACCTCTCCCCCTGTTCGGGGCGCACCGCCTCTCCGGGGACCACGCGATCCCTGTGATCGTGACGGAGGGTGAACTCGACGTCATCGCGCTCTACGAGTACGGGGTCCGCGTCAACTGCGTGAGCGGGACGGCGGGAGCGTCGGCTAACTGGCCGGAGGAGTGGCTCGACCTGCTCGAACCCTACGGGTCGTTCCTGCTCGCCTACGACGGAGACGAGGCAGGAGAGGCAGGAGCGGAAAAACTCTCCGACGCGCTCGGACGCTATCGGTGCTCGCGCGTGCGGCTCCCTCGCAAGGATGCCGGAGAGAGCCTCGCGGCGGGGGATCCGGCGGCGGAGATCGAGCGCGCGATCGATCGGGCGGAGCCGATGCTCGCGATCAAGTTCCGGAAACCTGGGGGATGGGGGACCGAGATCGAGGCGCTCATCACTCGACCGGACGCGCTCCGGGGTCTCGCGACCGGATCCTCGAAACTCGACGAGGCGGTGGGAGGTCTCCCGGCGGGTCTCGTCGTCGTCACAGGCGACACGGGCCACGGCAAAACGACGTGGGCGACGTGGCTCCTCCGGGAGCAGGCGAGGATGGGCGTGCCGGTCCTCGTGACCTCGTTCGAGCAGCGTCCGGTGGGGACGGTGCAGAAACTGCTACGAGCGGAGGTCGGGGGAGACTTCACGAAGGTCTCGCAGCGGGAGCGGGAGGAGGCTCTCGTGAGGCTCGACGCTCTCCCGATCCTGCTCCTCGACCACTACGGGGAGACGACCTACGAGCAGGTCCGCGACGCGATCCGCTACGCTCGGAGACGGTTCGGTGTCCGCGTCGTCCTCGTCGACCACCTCGGGTTCCTCGCTCGCGGAGCAGGCGAGCACGAGAGGCAGCGGATCGAGGAGATCGTCCGGGGTCTCGCGCTCATCGGGGTGAACGACGACGTCTCGATCCTGCTCATCTGCCACCCGAACCGGCTATCCAAACAGCAACAACGCCGGATTCAGATCGGAGACTTGAAGGGCGCGAGCGCGATCGAGCAGGACGCACACCTCGGTCTCGTCGTCGAGCGCCTCGACCCGTCCTCACAGCGTGGGTTCCCGGCGGCGATGGTACACGTCGACAAGTGCAGGAGTGAGTTCGGCGCTCCTGGGGCGAAGGTTCTCCTCGCGTTCGACCCTCTCTCGTGCGTGTTCGGAGATCGGTGGGAGGACACCCCCTCCGGTCGAGCGGGGATGAAGGTCGTCGTTCCGGGGTAGTCGCGGTCGGGAGGGGCTCCTCTCCCGACCGGGATCCTCGATCCCCTCGACCGGAGGAGGGGGAGGATGAGTTCGTCCGTCGCGTCGATCCGTCCGGGGGCTACAACGCTCCCGGAGGCTCTCGTGATCGACCTGCTCGCTCCGTCCTCGGACGGATCTCTCCACCTCGTGAAGATCGGGATCCGCCGTGACGGCACCGCGTCCGGAGGGCTCCTCGCGGACCTCGATCTCGCGTGCCCGATCGAGACGGAGGAGGACGCGCTCGTCGTCGACGCGGTCGTTCCTGGCGCAAGCGCGCTGTGGCGTCGCGCGTCGGAGGGGGGGGAGGACACGGCTCGCTTCGGGCGCTCTCCGTCCTCGATGAACGTCCACGGTCGGCTCTCGCTCCCGGACCGGATCGAGGAGACGGTCGCGTTCGAGCGGTCCGTCGCGATCGTCCGTCTCACGGTCGTCGTGAGCGCGAAGGTGCGGACCTACCTCCTCCGCGTCCGCGTTGGTGGTCTCTCGTCGGACGAGGTCGCGATGCTGTGCGAGGCGCTCGACGAGCGCGTGATCCTGGCGGTCTCCTCCCTGCAACTCACGCTGTTCGGAGCGAGCAGCGTCGCCACGCGGCGCGACGTTCGCGAGATCGTCTCTCTCCGGGTCAACACCGGAGGGATCTCGGAGTTCAAGTTCGGCGCGGTCACGGACGAGACGGATCTCTCGATCTCGGTCCGGGATCTCTACGAGGACACTCCGGAACAGTTCGACGTCTCGAACGTCGAGGTCGTCGCTCGTCTCCGTGTCGCAGCATCGGACCGCCTCCTCTCCGCCTACCGGGACCGCGCCTCCTCGTTGGGGGTTGTGGCGTCCTGGGGCGATCTGTTCGTCTCGCTCGGTCGAGAGTACGGGACGACCGGAGCGACCGCCTCCGGAGGCGTGTGGACGCTCCGGACCGACCACGTTCGCGAGGCGCTCGGTGGGATCGAGGTCGACGACCTCGTCGACGAGGTCGACGCCGGATGAGGTTCGAGGTTCTCCGGGATCTCCGGTTCGTCCGGAACGGGAACGGGCTCACGCTCGACACTCTCGCAGCAGGCGAGCAGATCGAGACGATCCCGGTCGAGAGCCTACGCTCCTCGTTCGCGCGCACGAGTTTCGAGCGAATCATCCGGAGGCACAAGGCGGACGGAGAGCCCGGAGGTCCGCTCGTCGTGTTCGAGTGGCTCGGTCTCCCTCGATGCGCGATCGTCGGACCGGATCTCGGACCGATCCGACCGAACCGCATCCGGTTGTCCGACCCTGCTCCTCGACCGTCTGTGGCGCTCGCTCCTCCCGACCCTGCTCCGGGGCGTGCGGAGACGAGAGACGGCGAGAGCGAGCGCCACAGCGTCAAACGTAAACGATGGAGCGCGAGGATCGCGGATCCGTCGACGGGAGGAGGATCGTGAGTAACGTCGCACAGCCGTGCAGGATCGTGAGGGTCGACGTCGAGGAGATCGACCGCGCGATCACGGATCCGACCCTCTCCGGGCTTCTCGCGGAGGGATGGTCTCCCATCGCGACCCTGGCGGTCGAGGATCGTGGACGAGCGGCTCTCGTGATCGTGCTCCGGCCTCCTGCTCCTCCGGAGGAGCAGGCTCGGAGCGTGATCGTCGCGGGGGTGGAGCCTCGCCTCCTCGTGGCGTCGTTCGCGACGCTGGCGCTCCTCTCCGGACTTGCTACCCTCGCGCTGCTCCTCGGAGGTGCTTCGTGATCGCGCTCGACGTTTCGCTCGACGACCTCGTCTCGTTCGAGGACAATCCTCGCACGATCTCGGAGGACCGTCTCCGCGCTCTCTCCGAGAGCATCCGGACCTTCGGGGTCTACTCTCCTCTCGTCGTCCGCTCGATCGGAGGAGGGAGGTTCGAGGTGCTCGCGGGGAACGCTCGCCTCCGCGCTCTCCGCTCGATGCGTGACAACGGAGAGCAGATCGACCGCGTCTCCTGTGTCGAGTTCGAGGGCGACGAGGTCGAGGCGCGTCTCCTGCTCGTCCGCGACAACCAGCACGACGGCGAGTGGGCGTGGGATCGGCTCCACGGCTACCTCTCCGGCTTCGCGGACGAGAGCCTCTCGTCGCTCGCGTCCCTCTCCGGATTTGATGAGCGGACGGTGTCCGATCTCCTGGCGCTCGCGCGTCTACCGGAGGAGAGCCTCGACGATCCGCTCGTGGCCGGAACCGATCCGTCGACCGGGACCGTGCGAGACCCGTCTCCGGTGACTGCTCCACGCGATCCGGTCGACCCGTCGTTCGCTCCGGACCCTGCTCCTCCGGCGACGACGAGGTTCGTCGTTGGCGCGATCCGTGGACGGATCCCCCTGCACATCCACGGCGATCTGCTCACAGCGTTCGAGACGATCTCGAAGCGGATCGGAGCGACCGATGTGGGCTCGATCCTCGACCACGCACTCGACGTCCTCGACACGGAGGGAGCCTCGTGAACACAACGACTACGATCGAACAGATCGCGATCCGCGACCTCGTCGAGTTCGCGGACAACCCTCGCACGATCTCCGACGACGCTCGCGAGCGGCTCCGTCGCTCCCTGGCGCGCTTCGGTCTCTACCGTCCGCTCGTCGTGTGGCGAGACGAGCGAGGGAGGAGCGTCGTCGTAGCCGGTAATCAACGGCTCGCGCTGCTCCGGGAGACACTCGGACGCACGGCCACCGTCCCGTGCGTCGTCCTCGACGTCGACGAGAGGACCGCGCGCCTCGTCGCGATCCGCGACAACAACGAGGAGGGAGAGTGGTCGTGGGAGGCTCTCGGAGCCTACCTCTCCGGGCTCTCGTCGCTCGCGGACGAGCCCGTGGATTGGACCCTCACGGGCTTCGATGGAGACACGATCGCGAGCCTGCTCACACTCTCGGAGGAGGGGCTCGCTCGTCCGATGATCGAGGAGGTAGAGGTCGCTCCTCGCGTGCCTCCTGTGCAGGAGGACGAGGACGTCGAGGACGTCGAGGTGTCTCCGGCTCCGGAGTATCCGGAGCGGAGGTTCACGCGCGTCTCGATCGGCTCGCTCCGGGGGCAGGTCTCCCACGAGACCTACGCTCGGTTCCTCCGGGTGTGGACCGCCTACTCCGAGAGGTGCGGAAGCACGGACGTCTCGCTCGTCGTCGCGTCGATCGCTCGAACGCTCCTCCGGGCGCGACCGGCTACGCCTCGATGATCCGACCCTGCTCGATGAGGGTCGCGACGTAGGCGAGGAGCAGGATCGGGACGTCGACGAGGTCGGAGAGATCGGAGAGGTCGGGGGCTTGTCGGGGGACGAGGTCGTGTGCGCTGTGCATGGGGGCTCCGTGGTCGTGGTCGGGAGCCGCTCCGGCTCCTCCGCAACACTTGTCGCGTCAACAGGCGGCGCGCAAGGCGCGAGGAGCAGGGCGCGCGAGATCGCGTAGATCGTTTTTCATCTCGTGATCGCTTGGCACGCGCGGAGGGATCGCCTAAGACTTGGACACGGGCGGCGGACGCCACCCGAACTCGACCCTCTCGACCACGGAGCAACGATGAACTCGCCCTCGACCTCTCCCTCGACGACCTCTCTCCCGACCTTCGGCGCGTTCGTCTGGTGGAACTTCCGAGAGATCGCGATCACGCCGGACGACCTCCGCGCGCGCGTCGCGTCCTCCGGGATCTCGGCACAGATCGCCTCCCTCGACGCGACCTCGGAGGTCCGCGCGCTCGCGCGCTCCTGGCGGGCGGGTCGCGGCAACTCGGCGCGGTTCAAGTCGGAGATCGCGCACGAGGACGACGTCGCGATCACGATCGGCATCCTCCGTCGCGAGCAGGTCGGAGCGCGCGAAGTCGGATGGGTGCAGGTCGACCGCGTCGTGTGGGACAAGGTCGGCGCGATGTGGCTCTCCTCCGGGATCTCGGACGAGGCGGCGACCTTCCGGGCGGACGCGCTCCGCGCGGCGACCCTGCTCGACCACAACGCGATCCGACCGATCGCACAGGCGGTCCTCGACGACCTCCGGGCCTTCCGGCTCCGCGACGCGGGCGGGTTCTACTTCGTCCCCTACACGGCTCCCGGCGCT